GAGAATATTATTCTCGAGGAAACTCTGATCTAAGGACGATCAGAAAACCTTTATTTTTTGAAGGTTTCCCAAAGTCTTGTGAACTCTGAGAAGCCTTCGGGCTTCTTAGGATTTGCATCCGAAGAAGCACACCGTGGCGATCAAGTCTCTTTCGAGGTAATTGATCAACGCGAATGGTGTTCAAGGAGAGGCTTAGTCCCAGGCTGGAACAAGGTTCATACTATAAATATGTTCCTCGCTCCAGCTGAGCTTTAGCGACTTCTTGACCTGTCGTCCCTACGTAAGTAGGAACAGCGAGGTTGGGTTGTCTCAATACCCTTACCTCTTTCAAATAAGAGGAAACCCTCTGCATAGTGATATGCACAAAGGTCTCCCCTGGATAATCCTTTGGATTATTGGTGGAAGATCAGTTAGATGAACTACGTTAGGTTTTTTACCCCGTCTGTTACTTTCTAGCCAGATCCGCCTTAATCCTAGGAATCTCATCCGAGGACAAGTTATCTATTCGAAAGGGTAGATATATCTTTATTAAGACTTATTATGAAAAAAGAAAATTATTTCTTCTCTCTTTTACAGTCTTTTAAAGATGGTATCAGAAACGAACCAATGGTCTCGCTAGGTAACTCTATCGAGTTACTAGCACTGGTAAGGAAGCTTGGAGCAAGAGTAATTCTCGCCTGTGCCTCCAAACCAGTGAAGATCACTAAAAAGCTTAACTTTCTTATTACTTTCTGTAAGTTTCTGTTCCGGATGACAAAACATCACGGGGCATCAACTACAGTTAAGTATCTAAAAGCAAGTCTTTTAGCGCTTCAAAAAGCAATTAGTAAGGATCGGATCAATTCTTTACGAGATATTGAACCCGATCTTCCGTTACCACGATTAACTACCTCACGGCTGCCTAGGATTATTCCTTTAGCAGACCGAAGGAAAATTATGGATGGAGATTCCTTTACAATAAGATACTGAAGTTCCCTTTTCTCTCTTTATAGAGTGATTAGGGTTCCCGGTAAATTAAAGTTAGGAACTATTACGGAACCTTACTCTGGAGATGTTCACATGCTATCGTGAGGGATTGAAAAGATAAAAGCTTATGCTTCGATCAGCTCTTTCCGTTTCGATAAAACAGTGTTGTCAAAAGAGTTCGGCTTACTGCCGCTTGAGACTGCTTCTCCTTCTAGTAAAGTTTCTTGAAGGGGGTGATTCCAAGATGTTTATCATTTAATCGATAATAAATTGGATACCCCTTTAAAGATCTTTATGAAAGAGATCGGCCAAGATCGATTAGTATTAAACTTTTCGTTCATAGCTGATTTCAAGACGTGGATGCCTTTACCGTTGACGGGTTCAGATAAAATATCTGATTACCCTACATTGGGACAGTTATCCACAAAAGAGGAAGCAGCAGGAAAGATCCGAGTATTCGCAATGGTCGATGTTTGAACGCAATCAGCGCTTAAACCTCTCCATGAGATGCTCTTTAAATTCCTGAAGAGTTTACCAAATGATGGAACATTTGATCAAAACCTTTCTGTACAGCGGTGTATGGAAAAGGTAAAGAAAAGTGGGAAATCGTTTGGTTACGATTTATCAGCGGCAACCGATAGATTGCCGATTGCCCTTCAAGTTTCTCTACTATCATCTCTGATAGGGGAGACAGCCTCGAAGGCGTGAAAGGAACTATTAGTTGGACGAGCGTATCGTTTGAAAGACAATCCTGACTCTGAATTAGAGTTTAAGGATCAATTTCTCACGTATACTGTCGGACAACCAATGGGAGCACTATCGAGTTGGGCTATGTTGGCTACAACTCATCACTTTATTGTTCAGATTGCCTATCAATTATCTAGACCTTTAGAGTATTCTCAAAAGGGTCAAAAATATTGGTATGACAATTATGAGCTTTTAGGTGATGATATCGTAATCTTTGATGAGGATGTCTCCACAACTTATCTTAATTTAATGACAAGTTTTGGAGTTGCCATAAACAAATCTAAGAGCGTTGTTAGTAATAACAGCTCTTTCGAGTTTGCTAAGGTCTTCTCATCGAAGGGTCAACATCTGAGTCCTGTCTCATGGAAAATGTTTATTTCTCAAAATACGATGATGGGAAGAGTAAATATACTCTACCATTTATTGTATAAGAGAAATCTCGTTTCACCAGTTCCTTTTATAAAAAGTGTGGTTTGGCGAAGATTGGGAGACCTAGGAAATTACGGTCTTTCTCTTTTAGCTTTACTAACTATGTTATTAAAGGAGAGACGGATGACGTATGAAGTGCTTTTAAAGACACTAATTCTGCCAGTCCCGAATTGATCAAGGAAATTATCTAACTCTTTAAAGGATGTTAACATTCTTTATTTAGAGAAAGTGATTACTTGTTTAGTTCGAGGCGAGGAGATACCAACTCTGAAAGATTCCAAAAGGATGGAAATATTCCGGGTTGATACTCCGTGACATAAGATTGCATTATTCCGGGAAATTACTACTATTAAAAGTAAGTTAAAATCCCAAGAAAATGTGATCAATATGTTGACAGAAAAGGTACTTTTAGATCTTTTCCCTTCTTTCCCGCCTCAATATAAAAATATCGATTTCTACAAAACTGACTCTTTTTCAGAGAAAGATTGAGGATTCGTTATGATATATGAGATGGTCAAGAAATGGGTGGAGTTGATCATTAAGGATGCTTCATTCATAGAAGGGATAGATAAGTTTAGTCTGAACTTAACTTTAGATGAACTAATTTCTTTATTAGATCGTCTTCAAAGAGTTCAAGAAGTCTTAGAATTGCCTGAAAGGGCAAAAGCTAAGATGGAAGGAACTGTTAAGTCTCGGAAAGTAATTGATTCGCCCTTGAAGGCTCTTCAATTTTTACGGAAAGTAAATTGAAAGAGACCTGATTGGACTAAAAACACTTACTTCTAAGCTTTTTAGACCATTGCGCCTAACCCGTAATACGGTATGGACGCTCGGAGTTTTGGTAGCTGCAGCCCCCTAATAAGGGATTCGCTGCGCTGAGGGAAACCTCAGACCATGTGGTCCGAGCGAAGGGTATTCCTACCTCAAGATTTCGTCTTGAGGAGGTCAGGTGGACTTTAACAAGGTCCCGACCTGAATTGAAAAATAGGAATATCAAGTTAGGTACCGTCTTGTAAAAGA